CTCAGAGGTCTCTGTATCGTAGATCTCTTTATGTTGTTCACCATAGCGAGCATACTCAAGTCCAAACAATGCGTTCAAACCAGGGAGCAACTCTTTCAGTAGTTGTGCACGAGAAATAGCCATTTAAATGCTCCTTAGCTTAAGTTGTTAGCGAGAGCTGTGTTGTACTGATCGGTGTTAACTTTAACAAGCACTTCGCAGAAGGTTGTAGAAGTAACATTCGTATCAGGCTGAACAGCGATCACACGGAATGGAAGGGTAGCTGTATTAGCACCAGAAGCTGCAGTAACGAAACCGCCTGCATCACCAGTAATGGTTGAACCAGTACCGTTGTAGTAGGACATGTTTGTACCAACAGCAGCCTGAGTAACAGTAGTTACAGTGCCGTTTGCATAGGCAACAGCAACTTTATACAGGGCCAAAGGATCGTCAATGACGTAGGCAATAGCGTTTGTTACTGAAGTACCAGGATAGTACTGAGCTTGAACGGTTTGACCTTGACCATTAACATACTGGCAACCTACAAACACGCCCAAAATGTTAGCAGCAGTGATTTCAGAACCAGAGGATGAAGCTAAAGCAATTGTACCGCCTGTGGTAATAGCCACAACTGAACCGTTATACAGAGCTGTATTGTAGTTGCTTGCAATAGGAATCTGGCGAATAACACCAGCATAAGGCAGGCCGTCTACACGGTTAACAGGCTTAAAACCATAGGGGTTACTAACGACAGGATATGCAGCCATAGTAATACTCCTAAAAAATTAAATTTAATTACCTTTGCCAAAGGAACTTGAGGATTTCCGCTCTTGGAAGATTGGCATCCGTGGGTCACTTTGACGCATTAAATTATTGTCTACAGCCTCGGTTTGAGCTTGCGTTTGGTCAGCATAATGTTTATTACGCTGTTCAACAAATTCAATCGGAGTCTTGCAAAGCAATAATCCGCCAATCTCAATATTGTCTTTATAGCGACTATTGGGATCAACTAACAGTTGAAATTTAGGTTGTTCTTCAATCCTTACTGGCTCCCAACCTTCTCGCAATTTAGCGGATAAGTTGCGTGGATCAGCTTGATTAAGGGTTGCGACACGAATCCAACGATAAGCATAGCCAGCCTCTTTGTCAGGCTCAGGGAGTAACTCCGCAGGTGCCCACTGTTTAGGGCGCTCTTGTGTTTCTCGGCTTTCCAGCTCACGTTTAAGTCTATTGTTCTCAGCCATTTAGGGCCTCCAATTTTGTAAGTTCACGGGCGTACTGCTCTGGTGTTAATCCTAGTTTTTTCGCTAGGGCAACTTGCGTATTACTCAACCTAATCTTCTTAGGCGAAGTACTACGTGAAGCCGGAGCTACAACCGTACTTGCTTTAGGTTTTGAAGTTTTCTGTGGTTCTTCTGCCCTAACTTTTTCGGTCTCAGTGTCTTGATCGTCTTCAAAACTTTCTGGGAACCGACGACGCATTGTTTTATCAATAGTGTCGTAATACTCATCCGAACCAACTGTTACGCCGTTTCGTTTTAACTTCTCATGCAATCCGAGGGCTAAAGAGGTCATTTCTTCGTCTTGACCAAACCACTCATTCCTTTGTTGCCAGTCGACAGCTTTGTTGTCGGGACGAGGGATAGACTGCTGTTGAGGGATTTGTACCTCATTTTCTTCATCTTCGACAGGTTTTTTGTAAATTGGGTTGTAATTCTCTAATTTATCAACCTTAATCTTAGCCATTGTCAACTTCTCTTGGGCCTCAACTAGCTTTTCAGAATCCCCTGCGTCATAAGCGTCACGGTATTCTTTCTTAGCTGCTTCAAGTTCCTGAACGGCAGAGTGTTTAGCCACACCAACATACTCTTCTTCACCGCTATGCAGCTTGGATTTTAGTTGGCGGTTCTCTTCGGCTAGCTTTTGAGCTACACGAATAGCTTCCTGACGTTCTCTGTCAGCGGCCTCTTTTGCACGACGCTCGTCATGCCAAACCTTCTTCATCTTAATAAGCTTGTCTTTAGCTTCTTGGCTGTACTGATCTAATTCATCAGCTTCTAGCTTAAGCTTTTTGACTTCTTCTTCAGATACTGGCTGGCGATTACGATCCTTTGGTGGGGTATCGTCTTCAATTTCAATTTGAAGTTCTGGTTCCTTGTCGATTTCTACCGAGATTTCGGTTTCTTTCTCATCAGGGAACTTAAATTCTTCTTGTTCCATATGCTACTCCTTAAATGAATTTACGTGAGATGCCACGAGGATCTTGAACTACAGCCTCGACGGAGTCATCATTGATAATTCTGAACTCACGACCATGAATAACTAATCGTGTACCTGCGTTGGGACGAGTCAAAATAAAATCGCCTTGCTTGCACCAAGGACCTGTTGGAAAACGGTCTTTGTCTGCGTAACAATCAGGACCCATAGCAACCACAAAAAGCACAGTTGTTAGAAGTTCATCATGTCTAAGGGTTTCATCTGCTTTTGCTATGCCGCTCTCAAATTCTTTTTCTGCTTCCGGAATTGCGCATAACATTCTGTATCCCTTGGGTTCTGGGAGTTGCTTTGCTTTGTCTTCTGCTGCTTTGTGCATGATTGCACTTAAATCTACTGCTTGTGATAAATCTATAGAGCTATTCATCGTCAGAATGTTCCAAGTTTTTACGTAGGTCTAATATATTGAGACGTGCAGTTAGCAGACCTTGTATCTCACCACACATCTTTTGGTACTCGGAATAGTCTTTAGCTGTTCCTTTACCTAGAGATTCCTGTAGAACCTCTACTTTCTCATCTATTTGTCGTAATAGATGATTCAGTCCTTTTTCTAGCATCATTCACCTTCCGTTGGTTTTGCTGCCATTTCTTTTGCAAGTTCCATACCCATTCTTACGCCTTCCATCTCTTGTTCAGCAGTACGGTTTTTGTCATCCGTCTGAACTTTAATAGAAGCATTAAGTCCGGCAATACGTTCTTGTGAAGTAATACGATCACGCTCAAGTTGGAGTCTGTCAGCTTTGTCTGCTGCATCTGCCATGAGTTGCTTTTGTTTTAGTTCAAGCTCTTTAGCCTGTAACTGTAACTCTTGTTGTTGCATTTGAACTACTGGGTCTTGGGCAGCTTGTTGTGCTTGCTGCGCCGCAATCTCAGTCTTATTACGTTGTAACAACTTCATAGAAGCATCGGCAGCCAAACGAGAAAGTTGTAACTCAACTTCTGGTGGCAACTTAGCATCTTCTTCCTCAGAGTAAGGAATCGGTGCGCCAATCATCTCTTCAATTTGCTGGCGATATGCGTAACCCAAGTGTTCGTTAATGTGGGCCATCATTGCTGCTTGTAACTGAGGAGCTGCTGGATTCATCTGTAAGAGCTGCATAATCTTAGGATCTTGCATTGCGCTCATATGTACTTTGATATGTGCTTCATGGTCTTGGTAGATAAACGCTTTGAGTGGTTTACCTTTTAGAACATTCATGTTCTCCGTAACTGGATCAACGGGCTTCTGGTCATCTTCCATCGGCACAAGTTTTGCCGCATTCTTAATCCCCAATACATCGAGCATTTGACGGTGGAGTAACGGTAAGTTATAAAGCTGTGGAGCTTGTTGGGCCAACTGAAGTACCGCTTGGTACTGGACAATCTTTTGTGCCATCGTTGCCGCATTGGGATCCGAAACTGGAATGACTTCGCAATTGTCGTAATCAGATCTCTTTGCTTTAGGCGACCCTTCAACCGGTTCATAGCTGTATTCCTCTGGTGTGTACTCAGCGATAATCTTCTTCAAGAGTTTGAACTCTTGTTTCATTGAGTAGTGGATGCGTGCTTGAATAGCAGACATCACTTTCAGTGTGCGTTCTAAAATCGCCAAGGTTGTACCGACAGGAGCGTTAGCGCTCATATCAGATACGTTCATATCACTAGAAGAAGCGAACGCTTTACCTTCCATGATGATCTTATCTAGCAAACCTGCCAGAACCATAGATGGTTCTTTGTACGGCAGGGTCATTACGTTGTCCTTCATTGTTCCGCTTGGTACATCTACGTCACGGAACTCTCCAGGAGCTATCGGGGTGTCGTCGCCTTTAACACGCAGTCCACGGGTCTTAAAGCCACCTGGCAAGTTTGAAAGCGAGCCAGCGTCAACGAGTTGGCGGAGAATGGAAGTGCCTGATTTAGCAAATGCACCGATGAGATGAATAAGACCAAAGCAATAGAAGCCAAAGCCAGGTATATACCCGTAGTGAACAAAGTGCTGACGTTTCTGATGAGTTTCATCTTCTGGATCCCAATTTCGTCTAATTGCAAGGATGGTCATACTACCTTTTTCGATAGTCACTACATATGGCAAAGCTATGCCTGTAGGTTCCCCATCCTCATCCTTATGCTCGTAACCAGGTAAATCCAAGTTAACGTGCATCTCAAGAACCTTAAAGCGATCATCGCTAGTGGCTCTAAAGCCGAGCTTCTCGGCAATTTTCTTTTCTACTTCATCTAGCACGTTGTTTGGTTCGCCCAACTCAACGTCTCGGTAGAATCCTGCTAACTGCAAACGGCGCAGTTCATTT